CCCCCCCCCCCCCGCTGCTAGAAGCCTTCACATTACCGGTGCTAACGAGTTCAGGCATTAGTGAACCTCCACGGTGAGGGCGACTCCGCCGAACGTGACGAGTACGCCGGAGTGAGTCAAGGACTCGCCGGTGCCTTGCGTGCCGTCCAACGCTCGTGGCCGGAAGGTGATCTCCATCTCCCACCACGTGCCGCGCGGACGCATCTGCAGGCTAGCGAGACCATGCAGATACGTGGTCCTTGCAGTCAGCGGGTCACCGGATTCAGTTAGGCAAGTGGCGGTCTTCGCGGCCGCCAACAGTGCCTCGACGGCACCCAGGGCACCGTCTCCTGGCGTGCCTGAGGTGTTGCTCGTGACGCGGAAGCGCAGCGTCAACGTGGCCGGGTCCCAGCCGCCGTCACCGATGATGACGAGCTGGCCAGCCGGGGACGTGTACGCCGCGCGTGAGACGGCCTGGTCGAGGGCGGAATCGTTGAGGCGCAGCTCGATGACGCCGCCAGTAGATTCAAGGAACATTGAGCGCGGCTCCTGCTCTGATCAGGGAGAGCTGCACGCGCCAGCCGGCTGCGGTCGGCGTCGCGATGAATGCGCCGGTCGTGCCAGCTACTGGGAACTCCCAGGCGCCGAGCTTGAGCGTGTCGAGCGTCGGCAGATCAGCGAGCAGCGCGTCAATTAGTGCCCGTGAGAGGCTCACGTTGGCCGCTTCGAGGGCGCCCGAGAGGTTGATGACCTCCGGGTCCGCGTTGCCGGTGCCGAGCTTGTGCCACCGCGAGCCGAACGGAGCGCGGAAGACCTGCAAGTCGGTTGTAACGACTAGATCGTCGAGTCGTGCGCGCTTGAGCGTGTGTTCGTTTGCGCCAGCTTTAAGGACGGCTTGGGTGAGGGGCGTGCTCATGCTGTTGGTTTCGTGCCTGCGCGGACGGCCCGCGCGATCTTGCCGTCGAGCAGGGCGCGGGTGCTGACCTCGGTGCTGCTGAGCGCTTGCCCGAGGTGGATGGTCGTCACGAGTCCCTCGCTCCCCGTAATTCGGTGCTCAATCAGTTCGGCCGTGCCTACGACGCTGTCGCCGTTGGCCAGGTCGATTTGCCAACGCCAGGCGAGGTCCAGGAGGCGGTTGGGGACCGTGACGCTGGCGGTGGAGTCGTTGCCGGGGAGCCGCATGTGTCCGAGCGCAAGTCGGTTGAGCACAGTCGGATCGGGTTCGTACGGCGTTGCTTCGTAGATCCGGATCTCGTCCGCCGCCCACGCACGCATCTCGGCGTGGAACCAGATGCTTACGGGACCATCGATGCCCTCGAACGGCGGAGCGTAGAGGTAGAAGTCGGCCTGGCTACCTTGGGTAGCGGGTAGGTTCCAGCGGTGATACGAGCTGAGGCCGCCCGAAACCGTGCGCGTGAGGCTGGCATAGAACGGGGCGACGGAACTATAGCGGATGCGCCAGGCGACCGCGGCGGCGGCGGCGGGGCGCACGAGCGTGAAGGTTGATGTCGCCTGATTGTAGGTGTACGTCGCAAGATTACCGTCGAAGGCGTTAGCCGGGTCGGTCCAACCACCGCTCGAGGAAATGGGTGCGTACCAGCTGCTTTGCTTGAGTCCTTGGCCTTCGGCGCCCACGCGGATCGCGGCTCCGTAGGGCGTACCGGCGGTGACGCGATGCGCGACGGGCGGGACGACTTTCTCGGCGCCCGGCACCGGCCAACTGGATCCACTCGTTAGGACCGAGGCCGCATCTGCGTTGTGCGTCTCTAGCAGGACGATAGTAACGTCGTCAACGACCTGCTCCGCGCTGCGGGGCAACCAGGTAATCGTGAGGTTGTCGGCGAGCTCGCTGAGGAGGGCGGGGACGTGGGTTGGTCGCTCGAAGTAGACGAGACCGCGGCCGCCGCCGCCGCCGTCAGCTCGGACGCCGTAGCGCGTCGGCGGCACGTCCATGCCGGGTGCGTAGGTTCGGCCTGCGTACACGTAACTCGCGCTGGCGGGCTCAACGGTGAAGCCTGGCACCATCGCCTCGAACGCTTCGAGCGTCTCAGCTGCAGCCTCCAAGCCGGGGTAACGCGGTCCAGCAGTGAAGTTCTGGGTCGGGAAGGAGGCGGGCACCACTAGGCGAGGATTACCTTGATCGGTGACGCCGGACAGGCTGGTGCGGGCGGCCGCGGCCACGTCTCCCGAGACTGAGAGGTTGCGGTTGAGGATCTCAGCGAGGCGTTTGCGGCCGCCGATCAGGCGCGTAACCGTCAAGTTCGGCGAGCGGTCTGCAGGTACCTCCACAACCCAGCCGACGTAGCGTACGGTCGGCGGGTTCGGGTCGTTTGGGGTGCTGCGGGCGCGAATGATGACGACGTCGCGAGCGCGGATGTCGAGACCGCGGCCGGTGATTGCCGCCTCGAGGCAGTCGCCGTCGCCGCGCGATGCCCACTCGATCGCGGAGACTGGGTCGCCGGGCGTCAAGGTGAGGCGAGTGGTGCCGTCCGGGTTGCAGACATCAATCTCCCACACGTGCCTCACCTCACCTTAGGTATGCGGTGCCACTCGATGCGACGCCAGCTGCGGTCGGAACTTCGACGACGACCTTGAAGCCCTCATCCAGAACGCGCTCGTACATGCGCTCAAGGCGCGAGAGCACCCCTTGCAGGCTGTTGGCCGCTGTGACTTGGAGTTGGGCCGCTGACAGGCTGAGCATCGCGGCCTCGACAAGTGGCGTCGAGACTGCGAGTTGCACGCCAGGGGTTACGCGCCCGAAGTCCATCTCACGGGAGGCAGGCGGTGTGTCCGAGTGTTCAGGCGGGGGCTTGGTCGTGATGATGTCGTCTTTTGCTGCTGGCTCGGTTTCGATTCGTCCGAACAGCCAGCCGAGGAGTGTGTTGTAGACGGCCACGAGGGCGTCGACGACCCAGCCGATGACGGTGCCCAGGAGCTTGAGGGCAGGCGCGATGATGCGACCGAGGAGTTCACCCAGGGGGGCCAGCGCCTCATTGATCATCACGAACGCCTCTTGCATCGGTTGGCTGGTCATCAGGAGCTCGGAAAAGAAGGCGATCACCGCGCCCATGGGTCCGGCCTGCACGAAGCCGTCTAGGGCTGCGCCGAAGGCGGGCACGGCTTCGGCGGCGGTCGCTAGGAGTTGCGCTCCGAAGTTCGCGAGCGGCCCCTTTTCAGAGCTCATCGTGGTCAAGCCGTCGACGACCGCCTGGCGTGCCTCCGCCTCCTTGCGTAGCAGGTCGTCGAGCTGCTCGGTTGGTAGGTGACTGCGGTCGGGCATGACGTTCGCGGTTGGCGCGAAGCCGGTCAGGTCGACGGGCGTAGGCACCGTCGCGAACTCACCCGGCGCCCCGATGTCGCGGGGGGCAGGCACGCCAGCGAAGACGCCAGGCACACCGACGTCTCGGACGAACCCAGCGCTGCGCGGGTCGAAGATCACGCGGTTGTGGTACGCGAGCGTCCCGGCGTCATCGAACCGCGCGGCCTGGCCAGCGTAGAACGCGTCACGGCCCTCGTAGCTGGCCACGCGGTCGGCGCGGGCTAGCTCACGAGCAGCGCGCTGGAAGAGCGCTTCGAGGTCGACCAGGAAGCGGCCAGCAGCAGAACGCGGCCCGAACATCGCCTCGCTCATCTGCGCGATGTTGCCCTCAAAGCCGGCAACATCTCCGGGGATCGGGCGGCCGCCAATCCCGATCGGGCTGGGGATAAACGGGACGGTGTCGAAGCCCAGCGGCCCGGCTGGCGTCGTGGGGGTCATCAGTGACGAGCCGCTCACGACCCACGCATTAAGCGCCTCGTCCGCGACGTGGCCCTTGATGGCCTGAACACCAGCGGTGAGGCGAGTGAAGAAGCTCGGGAACGCCTGCTCGATGCCGTCCGCTATCGAGCCGACGATGTCCTTACCGAGGGTGACGAGTTGCGAATCGGGCTGGTCGACGCCGAACGCGTCGCGCAGTATGCCGCCGGTGAGGACTCCGAAACCCGTGAGGGCGTCACGCCAGCCAGCGCGTGCGGTGTTGAGGCCAGCGGCGAGCTGCTCGACGAACGTCGCCGCCCAACTGCGGCCCGCCTCCTCGGGGGCCTTGAGGAGCTCCGCGCCGTCGCCGGTGAACGTCACATCGACGTCGACGGGCGGTGGTTGCTTGACGTCGACCTCTACCTCGACGACGCGGCTGGCGCCGCTGACGAGCTTGTCGATGTCNCTGCCAATCTGCGAGACGACCTCGCCGAGNCGCTCGATCTCGTCCAGCGTGCCGTAACCCGCGCTGCCCTCCACCTTGATGAAGCCCGGCATGAGGAACTTGCCGATNGGGCTGTCCAAGAAGCCTTGGACGCTGGACTTCTGTTGGTCCGCCAGCTCCTGCAGGAGCTTGATGCGCTCTTGCATCTCGGCACGCGTGGTCGCCAGGCGTTCGATCGCCGCCGTCCGCTCGGCTTCGGTCGTGACGTGGATCTCGCCGCGGTACGCGATGTAGGCGGCGGCGGCTTCGTCGATCCAGTCGCGGTGCGTCTCCAACGCCCTGTCTGCGGTCACGAAACGCGTGCCGAGCGTAGCCAGCACGACCGCCAACGTGGCTGCGAGGCCGACGGGCCCCAGGAACGGCAGGATCGCCGTCCGCAGCAACCCGAAGCCCGTCACGAGCTGCGGCAGGAGCGTCAGGAGCGTGCCGAAGCCAACGAGCAGCGGGCCCGCGGCAGCCAGCGCCACGCCCAGCCCGACGAACAGACCCTGCGTGCTCTCGTCGAGGTTGACGAACCAATCCACCGCCGACTGCGCCGCGCCGATCATGGCGTCGAAGGCAGGGATGAGCCGCTCCCCGATGATGTCCGTCACCTGCTCGAACGTGTCCTTGAGGGTGTTAAAGCGCCCTTGAACGGTCTTGCTCTGGGCGTCCATCATCCCGAAGAACATGCCACCCTCGGTGGTCAGGGACGTGATCACGGCCTCGAGCTCCGGGAACCCGACCACGCCAGTGGACACCAAGTCCCTGACTTGGCTCTCCGACACACCCAACTGCTTCGCGAGCTCCGTGTAAATCGGAATCCCGCGCTCAGCCAGGCGGTTGACCTCCTCCATCCCGAGCCGGCCAGTGAGCTGCACGCGGCCGTAAATCTCAGCCAACTGGTTGAGGGGCGTCTGCACACCAGCCGCGATGTCGCCAAGCGCCGACAGCGTCGGCACGATGTCCGCAGCCTCAGTCCCGAACGCCGCGAGCACACGAGTGCCCTCGGTTAGCGTCTTCCAATCGAACGGCGTGTTAGCCGAGAACTCGTAGAGCTGGTCGAACACCTCGTTAGCGGCTTCGGCGTCACCAATCAGGACCTTCAGCGACTCCGAGAACATCTCCAACTGCATGACCGACTGCACGCCGATGCCGGCAAGCGCGGTGAGCGGCGCGGTGACTCCAAGCGAAAGCTTGGTGCCCAGGCCGATCATGCTGCCACCGATGCGCTTGCTCGTCTGCTCCCAGGTGACGGCGTGCTGGTCGAGTGCGGCGGTTTGACGATCGAGCTCGCTTGCCTGTTTGACGAGCTCGTCCGTTACGTTGCCGAGCTCGCCCTTGACGCGGGCGAGTTCAGCCACAGTCTTGCGGTATTCCTCAGTCGTTTCGTCTTGCTGGCGGGCGACGTCCTCTAGCGCTCGGGCTTGGTGCTCGAGCTCCGTCTGGTAGTCCCGCAGATCTTTGAGTCCCGCTCGGGCGGCGTCGCCGACGCCCTTGACTCCGGCACGAACCTCCTCCAGGGTTTTCGTTGCGCCGTCGCGGGCGCGGATCAGGATCTCGACCGAGTTACTTGCCATTGGCCAATCCCCTTCCCGCGCCGCGCGGCGCCGTCAGCCTGCTAGCCGCTCCACTCCGGCGGGACGCTGCTGCCCCCGCCGGACTTGAACCGCTGCTGTTCGAGTTGTGCGGTTTGGTCAGCCATGTCGGCGCCGTAGACCGCCAGGTCTAGAGCGACTTCGCCGAACGGCCGGTTAAGGAACTGGCTCGGTGTCAGCCCGTACGCCGCTGCTGCCCGGCTCACCACTAGCACTAGGTTCCCGCGCAGGAAACGCCTCAGTGCCAGCGGCCCTGCCCATCCGCCCGTACGGCAAGCTGGCGAACTCCGTTATTGCGTCGTGCACCAGCTCGAGGTCGCGGCCGAGGATGTCGACGGTGGCCTCGCCGTTGGCGGTGAGCGTCAGCGGCTCCCATGCTGGCGCGTCCACTGGCGCGATGCTGATGCCAATCACGCCCAACGTGACCACAGCCACCTGCGTGGCGAGGTGCTGGCGCTGCGTGTCCTGGATGGCCTGCGGGTCGTCGAGCATCTTGTCCTGTAGGCGGGCGGCGAATTCTTCGTTCGTCTCGCCCTGTTGTCGGTCACGCGCCAGGCTGTAGAGGAGCGGCGTGGTGCCGGTCTCTGCGATGACCTCGGCGGCTCGCACGCGGCGGAGCCGCACCTGAACGACGTCGTTTGGCCCGATCTCGCCAGCGTCGCGCAGGTCCTGGGTGAGGTTCGGGAGCTCGATGGCCTTGGTGGCCGCCGACTTGAGTTTAGAGATTGCGTTCACGGCGACCCCCTTAGTAGGTGGCGGTGGAGTTGATGAGGATGACTTCGAGGCCGTGGCCTGCGACGGAGTCGTACTCCGCCTGCCCGGTGGCGCTCACCGTCATGCGGCCTGGGCCGCTGATCGGGGCGCCCCACGTGTCGATGTTGAGCTTCGGCACCTTAATCTCGAGGCTGTCGGCGCCAGACGTCCACTTGAACGACCACGCAGCGGTCGTGTTGGCCTTGAAGTCCGCGTACGCGAGCGTGTCGCGGAACGTTGCCGACAGACTGATGGCGATCTGCGAGTCGCCGAAGTCCGTCCCGGTGATCTCGTGCGTGCCGTCGAGCAACTCCTCGACCTCGAGGTTGTTGTTGATGGTGATTCCGACGCTCTCGAGGAGCGTGAAGGCGGCCCCGCCGCGGGTCACGACCAACTGGTTGTACCGGAGCCGGCCGGCTGTTTCCTGCACCAGCGTCGGTGCCGCCACGTCCGCGACGCCCTTGGCGATCCAGGCGCTGCTCACCTCGAGCGCCCCGTCCATCGGCTGGTTGAGCGTGAGCGTGTTGAGTTGCGCACCCGCGTACTGATGGATCACGCTGGCGCTGCGCTTAACCGTGATCGAGTACGACGGCAGCGCCGCGTCGGCCGAAAACTTCGCGGCGGCAGGCTTGAACGAGTGCGTGTACGGAGTGCTGGCGCCCGTCGTGACTGGCTCCCCCAAGGCCGCGCGGAGCAGGTGCCCGAGGCCGCCGGGCCGCGCGTGCATGCCGTCGATATTGCCGTTGATGCGCAACCGGCCAGCGTCGGCGGGCTGCAACGCCCGGCTCCCGAACGTCATCGCTTCGCGCAACCGCGCCCGCGTCTCACTCAGCGACTCGGTGCCGTTGAAGAACACGGTGGCGGGCACGGGAGTGCCGAACGCGGTCTCCTTACCGATTCCGATCAGTCCTTGACGACCACTAGCCATTATTTGGCCTCCTTACGCTTCGACGGCGCCTGGGCGGGTTCAGCGGCCAGCACTTCGGCCGTGGCCGCGGCGGCCGCAACCTCGATCAGCTCGAACGCGCCGGTGCTGACCAGGTGTTCCGCCTCGGCCTGGCTGACTTCGAGCATCTGCCCGGGCGTGAGTTGCGGCGACACGTAACGGCCGCCTCGAACGGGGGTGTAACGGACTCTGGGCATGGGCCTCCTAGATGGCGCTGGTGAGGTCACCAACGACGAGCTGCACGAGAGCGGAGCGATAGCTGCGGCCATTACGCTTGACGACGTCGAACTCAACGCGGGTGGGGCGCACATCCTCGACCAGCCCGCCCAGCGTGCGATCCAGGCTTGAGTCGCGCAGCGCGTCGATAACGCCCTCCACGATCGGCAACAGGAGGCGTTCGTCGTCCTCCAGGTTGGCCGTCATGGCCACGTACACTGCGATGTAGATAACGCCGTTGGCGTCCTGATCGAGGTTGCCCGCCGCAATAGTGTTGAGGTCGAACCCGACCGGGATCACCTCGACGGCGGGCGTCGACGGCCAACTCTGGTTGATGCCGATCACCGCAACTTTGACGTTGGGCACATCGGCCACGATGTCCTTAAGGGCGTCAGCCGCTCCGAGGAAATTCATGCGTCAACCCCCAAGTAGCTTTCGACCGCGTCAATTAGCTCTTCGCGCCACGCTTCCGGCAAGCCGCGATCCTCGATCGGGAGAAACGCCCGCTGCGGCACGATGCCCTTGCTGGGAATATCCGGGTCGCCCTGGTGGTACTTGCCGTACCTCTGCGAGACGCCGATAGCGACGGCGCTGCCGTCCATGACGAGGCTCCAGTTGAGGCTACTCATGAGCGTCGAGGTGCGGACGAGCGGCCTGGCGCCGTACGACTTGCGCTGCCTACCGCCCCGGCCGACGAACGCCTCCAGCGTCGACTCTTTCAGCGGCGCCCACGCCTCCCCGTATGGGTTCTTGCCCATCTGGAACGACTCGCGAGCGAGGCCGACGCCTGCCTCACCGATGTTCTTCATGGCGCCGGACAACTGCCGCGGCTCCAGTTTCTCGATCAGGCGCTGCAGGTCGGGAATGTCGTCAGTGATCGATAGCTCGAACACGTTTACCAGTCCCGCCTAGGGTCGGTATCGACCAACGGCGCGGCGCTGGTGTCGTCGCTTGGGTCGCCGCCGACGACGATCGGGGTGATCGCCCCGCTGGCCACGCCACGCAACCACTCGATGGCCGCCTTGTAACGCAAGTACAAGCCGGACTGCGCCGCCGGCTCCGGCAACAAGCCGAGCTTGACGGCCAGGTGGTACGCCGCGATTGACCCGACGGCGGCCGCCAGGTCAGCGCCGACGTCGGATAGCGGTAGCGTGTAACCGGCTCGACGGAGGTAACCGTCGGCTTCGGCGCTGGCGGCGTCGATCCAGGCAGCGCGATCAGTGACCGTGGAGGTAGTGGCCACGTCGCCGGGCAAGTGATTGTCAACGAGTTGCATGTCAGTCAGGTACCCAGCCACGGTAAGCCCTCCTCTCTAGTCGGTGAGGCCGGAGCCCTCTTGGTCGTCAGGGTTGGCGACGGGTTCCTGGTTCTCGCTGGCCGCTTCGAGCTCGGCGTTGGCGCGCTCCGTGAGCGCCTGGTCGATGACGGCCAGCAGCTGGGGTCTCAGCCGAGCCTTACCAAGCTCGATGCCTTGACCGGCCGCGAACACGCGCAGCTGCGCCACGGTCATCTCTTCAAACCGCAGCACGACGACCGGCGGTTCGGGCGTCGTTTCAACCGCGGCCGCCTCGTGGCGGTTGCGGAAGGACTCGTGGCGATGCATGAGCATGCCCATGGGTTGCTCCTCTCACGAAGGGGTGAGCCCGGCCACTCGGCCGGGCTGCAGTTGGCGTGCCTCGATCAGGCGCGGGTCTCGATGACGGCGGCGCCGATCTTCGTGTTGCCGGGGTACTTCTTGTAGAGATGCACCGCGTAGTAGAGGTTGACGCTCGCGACCTTACTATCAGCGAGGATGTCCTTGTCGGTGTCGACGCGGGGGCCGTCAGCTCGCCAGATCACGCCGGCGCCACGCTTGAGCGCGATTGTCTTGTAGGTGTCCACACCAGTCCCGCCACCATCAGCCGTGACGGTGTTGCGATCGCTTACGAAAACGGGCAAGCCGAAGACGGTGGGGCGACCATCAGCCCGAGCATCGACGAAGATCAGGCGGCCGCTCGTGTCCTTGATACCCCGCAGTGACGCGAGTATCTTGCTGTGCATCGCGAATCCGACGACGTCCTCCTGCTCGTCGCCGAACAGGTCGAGCAACTCCACAAAGTGCGTGTACGCCAGCGCGGCGCTCTTGCGGTCGAGGGTGAGGTTAGTGGCGAGAGCGGCGGTGAGCGCGGCGCGGTCGAACTGCCGGATGACCGAGTCGGCCATCTGGCGAGCGCCTTCCGAGTACGGGTCGCCGGCGGCGGCGCGTTGCGCCCAGTTGGTAATCTCGAAGGCTTTACCGGCACGAACCACGGTGCTGGTCTCGGCCGTCGAGGTGAGCGTCGCTACCGTGAGCGCCTGCCCGTCAGTGCGGCTCTCGAGTTCACCGATGTGGCCGAAGTAGGGGATGTTGATGGTGTTGCCAGCGCGTTCGCTGCCGGGCAATCCGTCAACAATGTTGAACGCGCCCGTGCCATCAAGCGCCAGGCGGCCCGCCAGGGCGCCTGCCATAGCGTCGGCGAGCACCTCGGGGACGAAGAAATCACTGGATACTGAACCGGCCATTGGTGCCTCCTAAGGCAAGCCCCGGCGCGCTGCCGGGGCGGGTTGCCGCTGCGTGCGGCGATCGAGGATGACGAGCGGGTTAGGGACGGTCAGTAGCCGAGATTGGCCTTGCGGAGCTCAACGTAACGGGCCTTGTCGGCGTTGTACAGCCGCGCCCGTTCCGGGCCGCTCATGTCCGCGAAGGTCTTCTCGGCCGGCAGCTCCTCGCCAGCGCGGACCTCACCGACGGGCACCACGCGCGGCGCCGACGCCAAGAACTCGCGCAGCGCGGCGACCGGCTGCGAGCGAGCCCAGCCGCCGTCCGCTGCTTGCGCGGGTGTCAGGCGTCCGTCGCGCACGGCGGCGCTGATGACCTCGTTGCGCTCAGCGGCCGCGGCTTGCGCCTCTAGTTCGCTCACGCGGGTGGTGGCCGCCGCCAGATCGTCAGCTTGCGCTTCGAGCTGCGCGACGGCCGCCTCGCGGTCGGGGGCGCCGAGGCGCTCCAAGACGGTCGCCTCGAACGCTCGCAGGCTGGCGGCGCGTAGGGCGACATCGGTTCCGGCTGCCGTCTCCGGCAAGCCCAGGGCGGTGGCGATCCTCACTGTGGGCACGTCGCTCACGGTGGGCTCCTCTCCTGCCCCCACGTTGGGGGGCGTCTCGACCGCCGGAGCGGCTGAGGTCAGGTGGTTGCTGGCGACCAGGGGTAACGCCCCGAGGGTCGCGGGGTTGATAGTCAGGGCTAGGTTCTGCAGAGCGACGGGGACGTCGTCGACCTCGGCCCACGTTGGAGATGTGTATCGGTATTCACGGGCGCGGATGTAGGCAGCGGCGGTGTCCGTCCAGGTGACATTGGTTGCCCACAAACCATCAGCTCGCAGCTCAACGTCGAACCACCCGGCCGCTCGCGCCTCACGATCGTCACGCGAATGCACACTGCCGTGGTTGTAATCGATCGCTAGTTGCCGGCCACGGTCGGCGTACGCGGTGAGCAAGTCCCGCGCGAGCTCCGGTGTGAGGACAACCGTGTGCTCGTCACCGTCGACCCACCGGAAGGTGGTCGCGCCGTAACCCCAGATCAGGAACTCCGTCGGCGGCTCAGTCGAATTGGAGAGCGCCAAGGAGGCGCCGAAAGCAATGCGCTTAGTTCTGGCCATCGTCGAACTCCTTCCGCAGCGCCTGGTACGCCTGCACCGCTTGAGGCGGGTACTTGGTCAGGTCCGGCTCCCAGTCGTCTAGTCCCGGGAGGGTGTCAAATCCCTTGAGTGGCGGAGCAGTGGGTGGCGCTGGGGTCACGCCTCCACGACGCCTAGCGCCGGACTCCGTGAGGCTGCGCACTCCGGCGCGGCACCGGTGATGGTTCGGCGGGTAGCGCGTGGCCCAGAACTCGTGATCGTGCGGGAGAAGTGTGCCGTTGAGGGCGGTGCACAAGGCGCTGGTTTGGCTGTCCATCACGCTGTCGTAGAGCCAGTAGGGCCGGGCTCGGAGCACGTCCGGATCAGTCTGTTGCTGCCATCTGCCGGCGCTGTATGCGGACTGGGTGTTGGTGCGGTAGATGGTCTCGAGCCGGTGCGCCGGCTGACTGACCGTGCCGCCCCAGGCGGTCTCGAGTCGGTCCGTTATGGCCGCCTGGAAGTCCTCGAGGGACTGCCCCTGGGTAACGGCGCGGTCGACTGCTCGCCAGACGTCGAGGATGACGTCGAGCTTGCTGACTTGGCTGACCGTGAAGGCGCGGCGCTTGGCCTCGATCTCGAGGCGCCGCCACCCGGCGGGCGTGATTGGCACGCGGGCGCGGAACCAACTGATGGCCTCCTCCGCGATGACCCTGCCCGGGTCGGGGTTGGCCATCAGCCGCTCCGCGCTTTCGCGCGGCGCTGCGCCCTATTGAGCGGCACGCTCGCACTACGTCCCTTGACGGGGTTGAGGCGGGCGAGCCCCTGGATCACCTCCGCCTCGCTCACGCCCTGAGCGCGGGCGTAGCGTCTGATCTCTCGGGTGAGGCGTTCGGCGGGCGTAAGCGTCGTGCGGCGGAACAACCACCGCCTTATTGGGTTACGCATCGTCGATCACCGCCAGGCGGCCACTGAGGCTGGCCAGCAACAGAGTGGATTCGGTGAGGTCCGCCAAGTCGTCGACGTCGAGGCCCGCGTACTCGCTCAGGAGCGTGTTCCGGATCTCGTCGTAAGAGGTGGCGCTGCGCACCAGGTCCAGCACGCGATCGAGCACGGGGCGCATGGCCGTGGCGCCACGACCGGTACTCACGTCGACTAGGCGGTCGGCGTACACCTGGCCGCGGACAAAGCCGCGTGCCGTGTCGATGTCGTCGCCACTGGCTAATCGCAAGCCGCGCACGTCCGCCAGGCGCTCGAGCGATTGCGGCGCGGCCAACGGTGCGCCCTCGACCAACGGGATGCCGAGCTGCCCGGCGAGGGCCGGCCAGTCGATTGGCAGGCCCGTCTGCAGCTGCGCGGTGCTTAGCGTCAGGAGTGCTTGGGCGCGAGCACCGAGCGCCTCCGCGAGTTCGCGCTCATCAACGGGGGGCATGGTGTCCCACTTGGGCCACGGCGCCAAGTCTCTGCGGCCGAGATTAAACTCCGCCCACCAGGTTACGACCTCGTCGTGAGTGGTGGTGGCCACCACTTCAGCGTCGGCTTGCACCAGGTCAGCGCGGACGTTCTCGTGCACCTTCGCAGCGGCGAGACTGCCGCCCTCCACGTCGGTCGTCAAGTTCTGGCCAAGGATGGCAATCGAGATCGCCTTGTCGGCCCAGTCGATGAGTTTCTTGAATACTTCGCCCGAGCCAATCTTGGCTTCGAGCAGCTCGACCGTCCAACCGTCCGGGACGACTATCGAGGAGTCGTGAGCGAGGCTGGCCAGGTCGTCGCGGAACGAGCGGCGCTCGTCGGCGCTGGCGCCCATGGGCGAACGACCGACGCGGGTCGGGCTGCCGTGGATCTCGCTGTAGCGGTTCCAGTCTGAGAGCGCGTACGCTTTGCTCAACCAGGCGATGGCTACGCCTCGGATGAGGGCGCGGGTGCCGGCGCGGCGCTCGCCGAACGGCGCGAGCAACGCCCACTTGCCGTCACCAGGCTCGACAGGCAGCCACTTGTCGTTCGCCTGGCGGATCTCCCACTTGCCGTCCTTGCGGCGGGTGTTGCTGGGGTGCCACACCTTGAGGCGCGGCAAGCTCCGCTCGCCGCTGGTGTCCCACACCAGTTCAGCGAGGCACGCGCCGACCAGCAGGGCGTAGGAGATCCACTCGACGAGGGTCGCCTCATCGGCGAACGCCCACCAGTCGATTTCGAGGAGCTCAGCGGCTCGCGCTGCGGCGGGCGTATCGTCACTCGCCTCAAACGCAAGTGGCAGGCCGAGCACGCCGTTGATGCGGGTGCCAAGCGCTGCCTGCACGCGGTCATCAGCGAGGACGGCGTCCGCCAGGCCGCCCGCGGCCGAGAGATCACCGCGCTGTAGTTGCTGTAGCACCGCCTTGACTCGTGGCGGGCTCCAGTCCGCCCACACGCGTGGCGACGGCTCGCTGTAAACCTGGGTATCTGGTCGCGCCACGGTGCCTCCAACCACAAGATGTGGGGGGTGAAACGGTCGATGGATACAAGCCCTAGTACCTTCAGGACGTTTCTTGACTCGGGAGCCGAATCCTAACGAGGTGGTGCACGCCGTTAAACGCATAGTGCAGCGCCTCGGGCGTGATTTCGCGCATATCCGGCCGCGCCCCTAGGCGCAAGCCGTTTACGGCGATTCTGCGGCGTCACGCACGGCGAGCAACTGAGAGGCTTTCATACGGCGTGTAGACGTTGCTCGACTGAGCATGCACAGCCAACGCCAACGCCCAGAATCGGTCAGCGTGACTACCAGCGTCACGCTCGGCGTCAAAGCGGATGTTGTTGCTACTTGTGACGATCCTCCGAACACTGTGCAGGTCCTCCCTGATCGGATCGTCGATCGGGATTCGCACCGTCCTGTCCTCGAACGTTCGCCGCAGCGTAGTTGCCAAGTCCGACTTGACGGCGTTGGTGAACGTGACCGCCTCCACCTGGCGGTACTTCGTTCTCGCCTCCTCAGCGAGCTGCATGCCAAGGCCGGTGGCATCGATGCAGGCACGGCGCACCTTTGGCAGCAGGCTGTACAGCACCTCGCGCTGCGCCGAGAAAGACGTGCTTTCGAGCTCGATAACGCGGCGGGTCCACAGCACGTCAGCGACTCGCTGCAACAGCCAGATGACAGACAAGTCGCGGTGGCGGCCGATGTCAAAACCCAGATAGAGATCACCCAAGGCCAGGTCGATGTCCTCGAGCAGCAGGTCAGTGGTCGCGTACGGGTCCTCCACCGTCGATATCAACTCGTAGGTCAGGTAAGCAGAAACCTCGTCCAAGAACTCAAGCTCGAACTCTTGCGCCCACGCCTGGGCGTCCTTTATGCCCGCCCTAAGCTCGTCGAGGTCTATCGGGTGGCCCTGAGCCACAGCGTCATAAATATCCGTGCGGTGCCAGCTCCACACGTCCTCGTCGCCAAGACGCAGGTGATCGCTCCAAAGCTCCCAGAACTTGTTATCGGCTCCTTGACCATTCGGGGTGCTGAGCACCCTCAAGCGGTACTGAGGATTACGCGAAATAGTCGGGTACAGCGCCGACCAGATAGCGCGAGCATCAGCGTGGAACGCGAACTCGTCAAGCACCACGTTGCCCGAGTAACCGCGAGCGGTCGCAGGGTTAGCCGGCAAGAACAACAGTCGGCTGCCGTTGGGCAAGCGTTGCTCGAGTTGTTTGTAGGGGCGGCCCTCTTCGTCGAAGAACGTCGACTCGAGCGCTTCGGCGGCGATGGCCAGGGCTCGCAGGTGGAGCTCGGCTTTGTCCGCCATCTCGCGCGACTGACGCTCGCCGGCGCTCAAGAACACCCACAAGGTGCGGCGCTCAACAGCGTCGAGCGCGGCCTCTAGAGTCACTGCGAACGACTTGCCAATCTGCCTTGCTGCCAGCCAGCCCTTGAAGCGGCTGGTGTCCTCAACCCAACGCCGCTGGTAGGGCAGCAGAATCCCTTGCGAACTCGCGGTGTCGGGCACGGTCACCTCCTAAGTCGGTTGGGAGCGAGGCTGGAATCGAGCCAGCGTGAGCGGCGCAAGTGGCACCGCCCCGCTAGACACTCACGTGGTGAGACCGTAGATCTCGCTGCGAATCCGGCGGAGCACGTCCTCCTCCAGCCCTGCAGCAGTGAGTCGCTCGTCGATCTTCGCGGCCACCTCAGGCGAGAGTTGCTGCTCAGCCTTCTCGATCTTTAGGGAGACCTCAGCAGCTCGCAGGGCCACGCGCAAGAGCTTTTCCGGATCCAGCTGGCTCGCGTCCAAGCCGTCGAGTTCACGCAAGGTCTTGGTGGCAATGACGTTGGCCACGGCCGAGTGCAAGCTCAGCTTGCGGCCGGTAGCCTTGGCGATCGCGTCCATGTACCTTTGCGTTTCGAGGGCCATCAGGACGCTCGGCTGCAGATGGCTGTGCCGGTGCCGGCTGAGGCCGCTCGGGGTGAGGCTGACGCCCTCGCCGGCGGCCCACTCCACGATCTCGTCGTAGGTGTACAGTCGGTCGTCCACGTTGCGGACGTCCCCTAAGAGCCTGGCGTCTACCTCGGCGCGGACCGGGCTCGCGCAAACCTTGCAACGCCGCTCTGTGATCTGGAAGTCGCTGCGGTCGACAGCGTCGGTCACGGCGACCCCCTCACTTGACGAGCTGCGACACGGACAAGATCAAGCTCGCCATCCCGACCAGGAACGTGCCACTGCTCAAGAGCAGCACCCAGATAGGCGGCGGCGCCGGTGGCCGATCAAGGGTTGCCTCCACCAACTGCCGGACGTGCGCTATATCCTGGCGCACCTCGCCGAACCCGTGGGCAGTGGCCACCTCTAGGCTGGCCATCTTGTCCTCCATCCGCTCGATGCGTGACGTCTCCGGCACGTCAATAGTCCCGGCGGCGCTGGAAGCCCACACCCGGGTCTCGAGTGGTGCCCTCGACCAAGTCGATACCGGCGGCCTCGAGCCGGAAGCTCACGAACTCGCCGGTGCCGTCACGCAACCAACGAACCTGAACGTACTGCTTGGCCTCCAAGTACCTCAACGCGCCGCGCAGCTCGTCGCTGGCAGGCAGTCCATCGGTGGCTTCGAGCGTCTGCACCAGCACGGTGCGACTGATGCTGTAGGGATCATCAGGGTTAGACGCTTCGGATGCCGCGGCCAAGTGCGCTAGGCGCAGGATCACGCCGCGCAAAGCCCGTTGGCGGGCAGGGTCGTTTCGCTTAAACATCGCGTTGCCCTCCTAGGGGAGTTGGCCGTACAGCAGCAGGGTGCCGCGCAGACGCAGGTACCACTCGCTGGCGCGGAAGTCGCGGCCGGCGTACACGCCGATGCGGCTCTCCAGCGACTGGCCGAACAGGGTGGTGCTACGGAATATGTAGTAGGCGCCCAGGAACGCCTCGGTGGAGCTGCGGTAGCGGCCTTCGAGACCGACCAGGTCGGTCTCGACGTAAGCGCGGGCGTCCAGCACGTCGCGGTGATCGCGTGCGTAGCCTAGTGGATTGGCCACGAACTCGACCACCGTCTGGTCGATGGGTAGGTCGACGTCGATGCGCACGCCCCAACTGGTCTGCGCGGACGCCGCGCTGATCAGCAGGGGCGTCGCCAGCACCAGCAGCAGGCGGCGCCAGCCGCCCCGCTTCACAACAGGCGCGCCTTGGCCGCCGCGGCGGAGGTCGCCTCGTCGGCACGCTGCACGGCGCCAGCCAACGCCTGACGGTCCGCCTTCGCGGAGGCGTTAGAGCCGAGGAACGCTAGGACTGCGGTGCCGATGGCGGCGATCGCGCCTGTCAGGCCACCGGCTCCAGCGAACACGCCGAGCGACAACCAACCACCGACGCCGCCGATGAGGGCCGCGATGACGCCTGAGAGCGCCACCGTAGAAGTGCCTTGCGTCTTGAACCAATCCTTACCGAGCGCGGTGGCGAGCTTGGTGACCCAACCGGCAATGAGCGCCGTGACGAAGAGCACAGCTTCGAGGCTGGTGAACCACGTGCTGGGCTGCAGCAGTTCGGGGTTGGCGACCTGCGCGAACGCCCGGCCGGAGAACATCAGCCATAGCAGCGCCAGCACGGCCACGCCGAACACGACGCAGACGACCTTGGCGAGCCAACCGGATTGCCAGAACTTAGCGACGAACTCGATCATTGCGTCCTCCTCGTTGGCGCCTGCGGCGCCCAGGCTGGCCGCGACGGCCAGCGGTTGAACAGCCGCACGCAGCGGCCCGATACGCTTGACGTAAACCTTGTCGGTGCCGTGGATACTGCTGCCCTCGCCGATCTGTTCGTTACTCGAGGGGTCAAACAGGCGCACGGGGATAACGTCACCTACCGCCAAGCCGACCGGCTTGGGCGGCGCCAGGTGCGCCCGCACCAGTCCGATGAAACCCGTGAACGGGAAGCCGGGCCCGGGGCAACGCGGCTTGCGCGGGTTGATGCTCGAGTGCGGCACGATCGTCTCGACACTCGGCGCGATGCCGTGCCGCAAGCAGATTTCCGCCACCAACTTGGCGCTGGCCTCCAACTGGATTCGGCCGGGCACCCAAGCCCCACCCTCAGGGTGGCGCCCCTCGTGCTCAACGCCGACGCTCTCGCGATTCGCGGTGGCGTCGCCAGCGTGCCAGGCGGTGTCAGCCTCACCGACGTGCTGCAGCACGCGACCGTCGAGCCCGATCGTGTAGTGGGCGCTGACCTGCGCGGCCGGGTTCGCGAACCACGCAGACGTGCCAGCCAGCGACCCGTCAGCCAAGTGGATGACCACGCGCCTGACCGTGTGGCCGAAACGGCCAGTGTCGTAATTCTCTGGATGCGCGGGGGCCGACTCGATGATCACAAGATTCCCCCCAGATCCACGCCGAGCAACGCCGCAATGGTCGCGGCCAAGATCAGCGCCAACGTCAACAGCAGCGGCAGGTAACGCCACCAGTCGATGCTGGCGGCAGGCGGTTTAGTGGTTGGTTTGAGTTTCTCGCTCAGCTCCATCGTGAGGAGCAGCTCGCGCAACGCCGCGATGTCCCGGTCAGCCGGGCGAGCGCCAGTCAATTTTTCCAACTGGTCGAGGACCCGGCGGTTGAACTCCCGCTGGAGGTCGGACATGTCTGCCTCCAGTGGGCTGCGGCTCGCCAGCCGTGGGCCAGCCAACGAGCCGGCGCCCTGAGCTCCCGAGGAGGGAACGAGAACGGCAGGAGCGCCGTCTCCGACACTCCTGCTGCTTAATGAGACTCTAACCCTGAAGTCACCAACTTGTCAAGCCATGCTCGCGCGCGCGTCCTCGGTCGGTGC